CCAAACACAGGCATCAGCACGGTTCTCACAGCTGCGTCAGGTGCTACATTCACATTTCAGGTGCTACCCGTTTTCCCATCGGTAGGCGGAACCGCACCTGATGCACAAACCGTGTCGATGAGCTTCACGGTCATTGGAACACCTGCTGAATCGTTCAGCTAGGAATTAGAGAAACGGGAGCAAAATGAAGCTATCAATTCAAATTGAATACAGCTCAGGCGATGTTGCGACTTATGTCGCTGCACCGCCTGAGTGGGCTAAGTGGGAAAAAAGCACGGGATTTCGGATCGGGCAAGCGCAAGACAAAATTGGCGTTTCCGATTTGATGTTTTTGGCTTATCACGCGATGAAGCGCGAAGCGGGTGGAAAACCCGTCAAACCTTTTGAAGTTTGGTGCGAAACAATCGCTGAAATCGTCGTCGGTGACGATAACCCAAAAGCCACGCCAGCGGATCAGTAAGTCGGCTACTCGTCGAGCTGGCTATCGCCACAGGGATTCCGATGCAATATTGGGAATCCGCCGAAGATGTTTTAACGGCAATTGAAGTATTGGAGAAGCAAAATGGCGGCAAAGGAACGCGGTAAAATCCGCATCGAAGTTGATCCAATTGCTTTGAAAGACTTACGCGCCACGCTTCGGCTTTTGCCGCAAGAAGCTTCACAGGAATTGCGCGACAAAGCGCAACCGCTTTCACAATCATTGGCGCGGGAATTGTCCGTGGCAGCTGCGTTTTCGGCAGCACCGCCGCAGGCAATTCTCGTCGCTAGATCAATCAGCACACCGAGAGATCGCATGATCCGCGTCGATATTGGCGGCTCAAAGAAAGTCGGCAGACCCTACGGCGGCGAGCGCGATACCCGTGGCAAAACACGAAATCGACAAGCTGCGCCAGCTGGCGCACTTTTGTGGGGCAGCGAATACGGCGGCACGGGCAGACCGACCGACGATGCGGGTCGCACAATGGGCAATCGATTTGTCAAGGGTCGCAATAAGCGCGGTTATTGGATCAATCCCACCGTTGATGCAAACATCAAGCCCGTGGCTGATGCTTATGTTGCAATTGTCAAAGATATTGTTAGGCGTCTAAAGCTGGAAGGCGGTGCGTAATGGCTGGAATTCCTAAAGTCAAAATTCAATTTGATGCTGATCTTGATGGTCTAAAAAAAGGCTCAAAAGATGCCGAAGATCAAGTCGATGGTTTTGCGGGCAAGGTTAGTGAGTTTGGAAAGAAAGCCGCCGCCGCTTTTGCCGTAGCCGCCGCCGCTGCTGTTGCGTATGCTGGCAAGCTCGCTATCGATGGCGTTAAAGCTGCCATCGAAGATGAGCAGGCGCAACTTAAGCTTGCGCGTGCGCTCGAAACCGCTACAGGCGCGACAGATGCGCAGATTAAAGCTGTTGAAGATCAGATACTCAAAACATCGCTTGCGACAGGCGTCGCCGATGATAAATTGCGCCCTGCATTGCAACGATTGGCTGTTGCAACGGGCGACACAGAAAAAGCGCAGAAACTCTTATCTTTAGCCTTAGACATATCCACGGCAACAGGCAAACCGCTTGAAGCTGTATCCAATGCGCTTGGAAAAGCTTATGAAGGCAATACCAGCGCGCTCGCCAAACTTAATGTCGGAATTTCGGCAGCCGAAGCCAAGACCCTGACCTATCAAGGCGCAGTTCAACAGCTGACCGATCTTTACGGTGGCGCGGCAGCTGCAAACGCTGATACATATCAAGGGCGTATCGATCGCATCAAAGTGGCTTTTGATGAAGTTAAGGAAACGGTTGGAACGGCTTTATTGCCAATTTTGGATAAATTGCTGACATTTGTGACGGATAAAATTTTGCCTATTTTTACGCAGTTCAGCGATGCTTTAAGCGGTAAAGGAGAGAGCATCGTTTCCAGCTTCACGACCGTGGTGAATTACATTAAAGATTTCTTTGATCCAATCGTGGAAGCTGTAAAAACGGCTTTTACAAATTTGGGCAAAACAATTCAAGACAAAAAAGAAGATTTCAAAGACATTTTGGACACAATGAAAGATGTGTGGGCGTGGATTGACAAATATTTAATCCCTATTTTCAAAACGACTTTGGTCGTTGCAATTCAACAGGCGGTCGGCAAAATTGAAATTGCAATCAATGCGCTTTTGCCTGTTGTTAAATTTATTCTAAACAATATCAAAGACACAATAAATGGGTTTATTGATTTAATAAACATTGCAATTGGAGCTTACAATAAATTTGCACGCGTTACATTCCGCGATCAAATTCAACCTATTCAGCGCATTGGCGAAGTCACGGGAGCTTTCAACGGCGTCAATCTTGGCGCGCGACCTTTAGGCAGCGGCACGGCAACGGGCGCAGGAGCAGGCGCAGGCGCAGGCGCAGGTGCGGGTGCAGGTGCAGATGCAGGTGCAGGTGCGGGTGCAGGTGCGGGCGCGGCAACGGTAACAAAAACAGTCGAGGAATGGGGCGCAGCTGTTATTGACGCAACCGATGCTTTCGGCGATGCCCTAAGTGGATACAACAAACTTTTGGCAAATCTTGAAGGTTTATCATTTGATGCAGCTCAACGCGTGCGGCTTGGTTTGCCACCGTTGGGCGGCGCAATCCCACAAAATTTTGATGTGGCTCGCGTGCGCCGTGCCGATGAAGCTGGCAACACAATCAATTTGACCGTTAATGGCGCGGTTGATCCTGAATCGACAGCTCGACAAATTGTGACGATTTTAAACGATTCACAGGCGCGCGGCACGCTTGGTGCAGGCGCGTTTGCACAGGTTGCTTTATGAGTGTTTGGACACCTGAGTGGCGTGTCAAGATTCAGGGCGTTGAATACACAAATCTCACGCTGGCAAATCTGACAATTTCATCGGGTCGCACCGATATTTATCAGCAGCCCGTCGCAGGATATTGTCGGCTTCAATTAAAGAATAATGATCTAAGTCAAATTACTTTTGATATTAACGACGGCTTGACCGTGGAAGTCAAGAACGACGCAGGCACATGGGTCGTTTTATTCGGCGGCAACATCACGGACATGAATGTGAGCGTGTCGTCAGCTGGCATTATTGGCATAAGCCAAACAATCGCAATCACAGCTTTGGGCGCATTAGCTAGGCTCCCAAAAGCTGTGTTTGTCGGCAATCTTACGCAGGGAACCGATGGCGATCAAATGCGCGAAGTGCTTGAAACGGTGCTTTTTGCCAATTGGAATCTTGTGCCAGCGGGTGAAACTTGGTCGGCTTATGATCCGACTGTTACTTGGGCAAATGCTGAAAATAGCGGTTTAGGCGAAATTGATGTCGGCGATTACACGCTCGACAGCCAAAACAGCGTCGATTCCGATGTCTATTCATTGGCGGCGACTATTGCCAATTCAGGCTTGGGCTATCTTTACGAATCGCCAAACGGGCTCATCAATTACGCTGACAGCACCCATCGCACCGAATATTTCTCAGCGAATGGATATGTCGATCTCGACGCTTCACACGCATTGGCGGGCAATATAACGACGAAAAAGCGATCGGGCGATGTGCGCAATAGCATCACGCTTCAATACACATCGAGCGGCAATTCAGAGGTAAGCGATACCGATCCCGCGTCTATTGCTCAATATGGCGAGCTTGCGCAGACTATTCGCACATATCTCAAAAATCAAGGCGATGCTGAGAATCAGGCGGCGTTTTATCTAGCTCTCAGAGCGTATCCACAATCGGTTTTTGATAGCGTCACTTTTGCGCTTGGTAATCCTGAGATTGATGAAACCGATCGCGCAGCCTTATTAGGTATTTTTATGGGTATGCCCATCAATCTTCAAAATCTGCCAGCCAATATGAACAACGGTGAATTTCAAGGATTTGTCGAAGGCTGGACATTTCAGGCAACGGTGTCTGACATCAAGCTCACGATGACGGTTTCGCCGCTGGCATTTAGCTTGCAGGCGTTTCGATGGAATTCGGTGCCTGTCACCGAATATTGGAACACTTTATCGAATACACTTACTTGGGAACAGGCGACGATCGTCGCGTAAGGAGCAGATATGCCGAGCACTACGAATTTTGGCTGGACGACTCCAGCCGATACGGATTTAGTCAAAGACGGCGCAGCCGCGATTCGAACTCTTGGAAATGGTATTGATACATCATTTCTTGATTTGAAAGGTGGAACAACGGGTCAAGTTTTGTCAAAAAATTCAAACACGGATTTGGATTTCACTTGGGTGGCGCAAGATGATTCCAATGCCATTCAAAACGCAATTGTCGACGCAAAAGGCGATTTGATTGCAGCATCGGCAGCCGATACGCCTGCACGATTAGCGGTTGGCACAAATGGTCAAGTTTTGATGGCGGATTCAACCGCATCAACGGGTTTAAAATGGGAAACAATCGCAAGCGGCGGAATGACTTTGATTAATACAGGCGGAACAACTTTGACGGGTTCAGCTGTCAGCATTCAAAGCATACCTGCAACATATAATTCGCTTATTGTTTATTTGGTAGCTCCACGACCTGCGACAGATAATGCTTTCCCTGCCATGATTTACAACAATGACGGGACGGCAAAATATCGTTATGCCTATGACAACGCCGATGATCAAACTTTCGGTTTGTCAGATTTGAAATTGAACGATGGAAACAAAAGCACAGACAGCCGATCATTGATTGTTGTCGAAATCCCACAATACGCATCGACGACAAGTTGGAAAATGAATCTAAACAACTCAATCTCTGGTTCATCAACTGTGACCTATCGTCGCTCGTGGGGCGCATGGAATCAATATGGCACGGCAATCAATCGTTTGGATTTTTACAATAACACGGGAAATTGGTCAAGCGGCACGGTTTATGTATATGGAGTCAAATAATGGAAATCACAGTCTATAATTGCGAAACGGGCGAAACAATCACGCGCGAAATGACCGAAGAAGAATCTGCGGAATTATTAGCTAGACAAAAGAGATCGACCGAAGAATATGCGCGAATTGAACAACAAAAAACGGCTCTTTTGGAAAAACTAGGTATCACCGAAGCCGAAGCGAAATTATTGCTATCGTGACATTTCCAGATCAAACACCCGCACGCCTGATTCAAATTGCATTGGGCGAAGTGGGTTATATTGAGGAACCCATCAATTTAACAAAATATGGCAAAAGCACAATGGCAGACGGTTTGCCGTGGTGTGGATCATTTGTAATGTGGTGCTGCACAAAAGCTGGCATCAAAATTCCGTCGGTTGTGAGCACGGCGGCGGGAGCACAAAAATTCAAGGATCAAAATCGATGGAGCGAGATACCGCAAAAGGGTTGGCTCGCTTTTATGGATTTTCCACACGACGGCATCGATCGGATTTCACATATTGGCATTGTCGTCGATGTAAAAAAAGATTCTGTCATTTGCGTTGAAGGCAACACATCAGGCACGGGAGATCAGCGCAACGGCGGAATGGTGATGATTAAGGAACGCAAATTTGGCACGGGATCACCTGTTGTCGGTTTTGGCATTCCGCGATTTGCACCGTATAACGGCGATTTTCCAATCGTCGATGCTCCCGATTCGGCTGCACCTGCAAAGCCGAAGAAAGTGAAGAAAAATGGTAAAGGCAAAGGCACTAGCGGCGAGCTGGTCGCGTAGCTTCATAGCTGGCGCGCTCGCTGTGTATATGGCGACGGGCGAAACCGACCCGAAGAAGCTGTCGATGGCTGGCATCGCGGCACTTGCGCCCGTTCTCATGCGATGGGCGAATCCAAACGATGCCGCCTTTG